ATCGGAGAAATACGTTCCGCATTTAGGAACAGACTAGCAAGGGTTAAGGGTGGAAGTTCAGTCACTAAAGAAGAACCTTCAAATGTTGCAATTCTTCTTATTGCAGAAGGCAAGTTGAATCCACAATATTTAAATAAAGAACCTAAAACTAAAATAGGAAGAAAAGCAAACAATAAGAGAAAACGAAAACTATAATACCTTAGTATAGTAAAGAGAATAAAAAAATGAAATTATTACCAAATCCATCATATGACCCAGAAACACAAGTCCCATTAAGTTCAAAAACAAAACTTGAAAAGGGAATAACTATTGCAAAGTTTTTAGGTTCGTATGGAGATAAAACATCTTTCAGACACATTAAATACGAAGATGTGAGAAGACAGATTGCACGTAACCTCACATTACATGCTAAAGCTTTAACCATAATAAATAGTAATACAGAAATATTTCGGAACGTTCGTGTTATTGTGAGTGAAGGAATTTACAATCGTAGACCTATAGACACAAAAAATAAAACTATGCAAGCAAAGGCTTCAGGACAACTTGTATATTATCAGGTTATTAATGCTGATGGTAATATTGATTTTGAGAAAACCTTTGATGTTGCTGTATTTTGGAAAGACAATTTAAATTTTCAGGAAATGTATTTAGACTATGATGAATATAACCCTAATGGAAATCTCTCTGCTCAGATTGGAATATTGATGCCTCAAGTTCCAGAAAATTATGAAATAAAAGATAATCGATTTAAGAGGTCATTATTCACAGTATATAATAATAAAATACAAACAAAAAGAGAACTCATCGAAATACTAGAGAAATAAAATTAAATAACATCATCAAAAACATATAAATAAAGATATGACAAGAAGAGCATTCGCACAAGAGAGTAGTAACTTAGGAACCAACTCAGTTCCTATAAGTCGTAAACGTCAATATTCTGACGTGGACTTGACACTTGCAGTAAAACCAACAACAGGTGATGTATATAAGAAACTTGATGCAGCTGCAGTGAAACAATCAATAAAAAATTTACTCATGACTAATCGACTCGAAAAACCTTTTCGCCCAGATTATGGTGCAAATCTAAGAACACTTTTATTCGAGTTATTAGATAATACTGCAGATATGTTTATTAGAAGTACTATAATGTCAACTATACGCAAACATGAACCGAGAGTAAGAGTACTTGATGTGCAAGTATATGCAGACGAATATTACAAGAATGAAGTTCAAACTGTAGTAACATTTAGACTTATAAACACATCTGAAGTCATTCAAATTTCAACAAAGCTTTCAAGGTTAAGATAGATGGCAACAACAATTAAATCAACAGCATTAGATTTTAATGCTATAAAAAGTAACCTAAAACAATTTTTAGAAGAGTCAGGTGAATTCACCGACTATAATTTTGATGGTTCAGGTCTCTCAAGTATCCTTGATGTTCTTGCATATAACACTCACTACAATGCCTTGACCGCAAACTTTGCGTTGAACGAATCCTTTCTAAGTACTGCACAATTGAGAAGTTCTATTCTATCTCTTGCAGAGGGTATTGGATATGTTGCGGATTCAAGAACTTCTTCTCAGGCAATTGTAAATCTTTCAATAACTGTTCCCAATGGACCATCTAAAATCCAAATAAACGAATTCTTTAAATTTAATACAAGTATTGATGAAATAGATTTTGTGTTTCAAACACGTGAAGACTTGAACGCAATAGATGACGGAACAGGAGTATATACCTTTACAGATATTGCAGGTAACGAAAATATAAAACTATATGAGGGCATACAGAGAACAAAAACTTTTATTGCATTGACATCAACAGACAATCCTGTGTATGTTGTGCCAGATAGAAATTTAGATTTGTCAACAGCAGTTGTAAGAGTTTATGAGACCCCTTCTTCATCCTCTTTTGTAACATATTCAAATTTACAAAGTGCGAGAACAATAAATGAAAACTCTACACTTTATATACTCAGAGAAGCACCAAATGGTTTCTTCGAATTGTCTTTTGGTAATGGTGTTACACTTGGTAAAGCACCAATAGTTGGAAGTAAGATAGAAGTAGAATATATATCAACAGCAGGTTCTTCAGGAAATGGTGCTTTGACATTCTCTGCACAAAATTCTGTAAATGTAAATGGTGTAAATTATCCTGTATCGGTAACAACAATATCAAAATCTATAGGTGGTGGTGCAAAAGAAAGCATAGAAAGTATTCGTAAGAATGCACCTTTCCAGTATGCGTCGCAGAACAGAATGGTAACTGCCTCGGATTATTCTTCATTGATACTCAAAAACTATTCATCATTCATATCAGATATACAATCCTTTGGGGGAGAAGATGCTCTCGAACCAGAATATGGTGCGGTATTTGTATCGATATTATTTAATAATGATGTTGATGCGGAAACCCAAACAAGAATAAAGGATGAGATACTACAACTCTCAGATGAGTTGTCGGTGGCATCATTCAGTGTTAAGTTTGATGACCCCATAACAACATTCGTTGAAGTTCAGACTTTCTTCCAATTTAATGATAACCTAACAACACTCGCAAGAAATACTATACAGGGTGATGTTGATACTGCAATAAATAATTACTTTGCAATTAATACAGGTAAGTTTAATCAATCATTTAGAAGGTCAAATCTATTATCATTAGTAGATGATACAAGTCCTGCAGTATTATCATCTCGACAAAACATTAAGTTACAGAGAAGATTTACTCCAACACTCACTGCAATACAAGACCACAAACTAAGATATGCCGCGCCTCTTGCAACACCCGATGATGTTAATTATGTCGTAACATCCAATCCATTCTCTATAGGAGGCAATTCATGTGTGTTGAGGAACAAGTTAAACACAAACAAATTAGAGGTGTTTGACTCGGTGGCAAATTCTGTGGTCGTAGATAATGTGGGAGATTACTCAGGAGATACAGTAAATATTGTTGGACTTCAAATAGATAGTTTACTTACCTCAGACAATTTCATAAAGGTAAGTGTAACCCCATCAAATCAGAGTGCCATATCACCACTTAGGCAAGATATTATTGTTCTAGATGGTTCTAAATCCTTCACTTCAATCGTAGATGTTCTAGATGGGGTTATTACCTAGTGACCCATAACAACGATAAAACTCTCATAGATTTGAATAGACGTAATCTGTCTTTCAAAAGATATGATGTAAAGGAAATTCTTCCAGAGTTTTTTCGTGAAGAGTATCCTAAACTAATTACATTACTTGATGAGTATTATCATTTCGAGAACTCTGAAGACTCACCTTCTAAACTCGTTGATGAATTGTTTGTCACACGAGACATAACACAAAATGATATTGCTCTCCTGTCCTTTATTGAAGATGAACTATTACTCGGACAGAACTTCTTTGAAGGGTTTACAGACAAACGTGCGGCATCAAAATACTCTAATGTATTGTTTAGGTCAAAGGGTACAAAGTATTCTATACAACAATTCTTCAGAACCTTCTTTGGTATAGACCCCGATATTGTATATACAAAGACTCAAGTATTCAATGTCGGAGACCATATAGGAGCAGAAAGTCAGAAGTTTATTACTGACAATAAGTTATATCAAAAACATGCTATACTCATCAAATCCGGTCTTGAACAAAACAAATGGAGAGACGCATATAAATTATTTGTTCACCCTGCAGGAACATTCTTAGGTTCAGAAATACAAATAGTAAGTACTGTTGAAGATGCGATTATAGCACCAAATGTAACAATTGAACCTCCACCACCATTTGCGGTGCATAGTCAGGCATCATTTGCGACGTTCGCATCTATGGATAAGACATCACTTGTAGATGATGTTAATATTGACTCAGATGGAATTAAGAGTAGGATTAGGCCAGAGATAGTTAATTTACGTTTAGATAATAACAGCACAATATCATTACAAGATATGAACAACCAATACAATAGTTTACGAGAAGCACAACTTGCAACCTCACCAACCTTCGATGATTCAGACCAAGTTGGAACAAATGGTATGGACTTCTCAAACAACTTCTCGTTCGAGACATTAGACCAAGAAAGACATGTATTTTATAGTGCAGACTCTGACCAATATT